GAGGCCGTGCGCACGGCCGTCGGGGCGCAGCTAAACGCCACCAATCGCGCGGGAAACAAGCCGCGCAGCCCCAGAGCGCCCGTCGACGGGTTGGCTGCGGCGTGGCGGAACCAATTGCCGGAACCCACCGGGCCGGCCGCTCATTACTCCCATGGTGAAAAATTCGAACGAGCCGGCGCCGCCGGATCCCCTGTATTGGGAAAGCAATGTCGCGCTGCGGCTCGGACTGAGCCGCACCCGGCTCCGCCAGATGCGCCAGCGCTATCTCGAGCCCAGCGTGCACTTCCAGTTCGAAAGTTCCGCCGTCGTCCTCACGCCCGCCGGCCTGGCCAAAATCGAGGCGATACTCGCCCAGGGCGAAGCCTCCGACAAATACAAACCCAGGCCCGCAGAACCCAACGGCGGCCACCCAGCGGTCCCGCCAGGCCCGCCACCCAAGGCGCTTTTGATGGTTGTGCGCAAACCGCTCCACCGCGTCGACTCTCCGCAAACTAAACTCCTCATCTGCCGCGAGGTGCCGGCCGGCACGGCTCCAACCGCCTCGTGGCTACTGCAGAAGGTGAATTACTGGCTGAGCCGGGAGCGGCCGGTGCGCGTGCGCGACAACAGCAATTTTCAACCGGGCATGATCCTCGAGGCCGTGAATATCGGCTCCGGAATGCTCCAATACGTCGGCCGACTGCCGCGACGCCTGGGCCGATGGTAAAATCCCAATGACGGCCCCCCTCAAAGTCCTTGGCGAAGCCGCGCACGTCACCGCCGCACGCAAAAATCTGCAAGCCGCCTGGCACGGCCGCGCGCGCTGGTCGCGCACCGACTCCGCGCGTTATCTCAACGATCGCAGCGAAGCCTTTCTTGCGCTCTTGCGGCGCCGGCCTGGTGCCTGGCCCCGGCACACCCACCAGCTCGGCTACTGGTTACGCACCCACACCCCGCCGGTCTTCGACCGCGCGCACGCTGCCCTGGCGCGCGCCCTCGATGATGCTGCGCGCAAAGAGCTTCTCCCCACCGACCTCGTATGACCGACTCCGATCCATTGGTCCCCTTCGTCGTCCCGCCCTGGACCCACGTGCAAACCGAGGGCTGGCTCACCGAGTATCCGCTGCCGGTCGATTTCCTCTGGCCCGACCGCTACGGCAAACCGCGGCCGGTTCTGCCGACCTACCGCACAAAATTCGGCTACGGTAAATGGCTTATGGATACACCCTACTTTCCCGGGTTGTTCGAGGAGATCCACGGGATCCTCGCGCGAGCGCCAGGCGACCTCGTGCTCACGCCCGAATGGCTCGCGACCCAACTCGATCTCCGCCGGCCGAAGGGCGAACAGCAGCACTTTCTCTGACGGAAACGCGCCCAAGTCCGCCAAAAATCGGCCCAAGTCGGCCACAAGTCCGCCCAAACTCCTCTCAATATGGCATGGTTTTCGATCGATTTTGAAACTCTGGACGACGAGCGTTTGGCGACGGCTGACGAGGCCCACCGCAGCGCGTGGTTCCACCTGATTCGCTATCTCGCCGGCCAAAAGTCCGGCGACCTGATCCGCGGGTCAAAGCAATGGAGCGCGGCCAAGTGGATGATGCTCGCGCGGGTGGACTCGACGATCCTCGAAGAAGGGAACGGGCTTTGGGCGTGGAAGCGCAACGACTTGTGCGTGTGGGGTTATCCTTTCGGGTGGGAGAAGTTCAACACCGGCCAGCGCACCCGCGGCTCGGAAGGGGGCAAGAAAGCGGCCGAAGCGCGCGCGAAAAAGAAGGCGAGCGCCGCCACTGGCGACACTACTAGCGACGCTACTAGCGACGCTACTACCGGCGCCACCAGCCCCGCCGGTAGCGTCGGCAGTAGCCAGATAGATAGAAAGATAGATAGACAGATAGACACACAGGGATCGGAGGTGCGTGAGGGGGATCGTTCTCTGCCTGAAATCCTGGTGCCTCTGCGCGATCAGTGGCGCACGTGGGTTGATTACATCTGCCAGCGTCACGGTCGTATCCCTCCTGTGCATACGTTTGATGCTCACGTGAAGGAGCTGGTCCGCGTGGCGAAGGTGCACGGCCGGCCCGGTGTCGTGGAGAGTATTCGGCAGGCGATTGCCGGGAACCTGCGGGCGCCGTCTGATTTGAAAAATTTCGTTGGGAATGGCGCGTTGTTCGACCCGAGCAAGCCCAACGCCTACACCGGCGGGTTGCCCGTCTTCGACGAAGATCCGCCGACCGGGGAGGCGACCGCATGAGCGCCGAATTCATGCCGCACAGTCTCGAAGCCGAAGAGGGTTTGCTTTCGTGCCTGATGCTCGACGGCGCCGAGGTGATCCGCTGGTGCGTGCAGGCAAAAATTTGCGCTGCGTCGTTCTACGACCCCAAGCACGGGGTGATCTACCGGGCGATCCTGGCCCTGCATTCGCGGAACCAGCCGACGGATGTGGCGTGCGTGGCCGAGGAGTTGAAAAGCACGCGGAAATTCGAAAAGGCCGGCGGGCTGCCGGTCCTGACCCAAGTGAGCCAGATGATTCCGACCACCGCGCAGGCCCGCTTCTTTTTGGACAAGGTGCGCGAACAATGGATATTGAGGGAGTTGATACGATTCGGCGGAGACCTGGCCGAGCAGGCCCGCAACTACACGACCGGCGGCATTGCGGATCTGCTTTCTCCGAAAGTCGCCTTTTTGAACGCGGCCATGTCGCGCGTCCTGCACGCCAACGGTGGGGTGTCGCTCGCCGAGCGGATCCAAAATGTGAGCGATGCGGTCGAACGGCGCAACCTGGGCACCGAGGACCGGAGCGGTTGGATCTACACCGATTTCAAACGCTTCGACGGCCACTTGCGGCCGATGGGCAGCGACGCCGAGGATCACGTGATCCTGATTGGCGGCGGCTCCGGTCACGGCAAAAGCGCGCTCATGCGCCAATTGGCCGGGGTCGCGCTGCGGCGTAACCAAACCGTTGTTACCTACACCCGCGAAACCAGCGTGAACGGTTTTGCCTATCAACTCGCGAGCAATTGGGCGCGAGTTGATTTGAAAGCCGTCGAAGGGGCGCCCCCGGATCTCATGCTGCCCTATTACGCCGCTGCGCAGGAGTTGAAGGCGTTGGCCGACAAGCGGCTGTTTGTTTACATGAACGAGCCGGCTACGCCGCTGCGCAATATCGAGGACGTGACGCAGCACGCGCGCGCGTGGTCGCAGCAGCACGGCGCGCCGCACCTGATGATTGTCGACTACCTTCAGTTATTCGAACTGAAAAAGGGGAACGGGAAACAACGCGAGGCCGTGGTGGCGGCGATTAGTCACGAACTCCAGGCATTGCAGCGCGAACTCGGGTGCGTCCTGATGGTGGCGGCGCAATACAACGAGACTGGACTAAAAGAAATGCGCTCCGGTCACCGCGACGACGAGGGACGCCTGATCCATCGACTCCCGGGCGCGGGCGATTTCCGCGAGTCCCAGGCGATGTTTCACGACGCCGACCGGGTGCTCGCCCTGTATCGGCCGCCCGAGGACTGCCGCGGCACCGACCAGGCGACGCTCGACGTGGGGATGCCGGAGCAATGGATTTGCCAGCTCAAACGCCGCTACGGCGGCGAGGGCGTGGTCAAATGCTGGTTCGAAAAACGCTTTTTGAATTTCCGCGAAATCGGCAAGGCGGAAGCCAGCGCGGCGTCCGCGCCCCGGCCGGACAACGGGAACAACAAAACCAAAGACGCATTTCGGAAAGGCGCTGCATGATACCTCGAACCGATGATCAGATCCGCTACGATTTTCTCTGCCGGCTGCGCTGCATGGATCCGGCCCATGCGGTGCGCCTGCTTAAAATCGAGCAGGAAGACGAATTGCGCGCGCTCGCCGCGGCGGCCCGGACGATGGCGCCGCATGTGTACCAGCTCATCCGTTACGTCCTTTGTCCGCCAGGCCCGATGGGCAGCATGACGAGGGCGGAATTCACGTGCGTCTCCCGCATCGCCGCCGAACCAGACATGGCCCTGCGCGTGGAATGGCTACGCCTGCATGTGGAGGCAGAGCTTGCGGGCGTCCTGGGCGGCAAGGAGGGCGGAGAATGATCATCCGCACCGCGAGCGGCAAGGAAGCGGCGCTGGTCGCGTTCTACCAGCAGCTCGGCCGCGACGGGATGACCGTCGGCGACCTGGCCGCGTATGCGCGCATCAGTCGGCCGCAGCTCACCCTCATGTTCAACGGCCACCGAACAGGCCGGCAGTCGTGGAAACATGTTATCCCATTGTTGAGCAAAGAAGCTCTGTTCCGGCTGAAACAATGCTCCGCGTGGAACAATTTCGCAGAGGAAGCGCAGGCGGTTTCGGAAGGAGAAATCAGGCGATGAGCCGGCAAACCCATGGCACGCACCACCAGCTCGAACGGCTGCGCTGCCTGGCGATTTTGCTGCGTCGCAAAACACCGTTCACGGCGTGGGAAGTCGCGCAGCGTTTTGGGACTGTCGCGCGAACGATCAAGCGCGACATCGAATTCATGCGTGACTGCGCGAACTGGGAAATCGACTACGATCCTTACGATCGCGTGTACAAACTTCGGGCGGCGCCGACCCCCGTCCTGTGACTTCCGCGGCCGCCAGCTCACCGTCGCTTTGGACCCCGCACCCGGTCTTTCGCGTGCCGACGCGGGCGCAGGCGTTGGCCCTGGTCCAGCAGCATGGGCCGGAGGAAGCGCAAAAACGGCTTCGGGATCTTCGCGCAAAACGCGAGGACTTGATCGCGTTGGAAAAAAGCGATCCGCTGCGGATTCCGCACGCGTATGAACCGGAGCCGTTCAAAAAGGCCCGCGCCCTTTTGGTGGAGTTCGATGAACTCGCCATCCTGGGGCAGAACCGATCCGGGAAAACGATCTTCACGAACAAATTCGTGATGGAGGATCTCGTCTTCAATGACAACCGCAGCGGCGCGTATTTCCACCAGACGGATGAAACGAGCATCAACCAGCAGCAAAAGATCGTGCACCAGTTCATCCCGAAGGAGTGGCGCAGCCTCGGCCGCCAGGGCGATTCGGTGTACGTGCAATATAGCGAGGCCACCGGATTCTCGAACAAGAAGTTCATCTTTCCCAACGGGAGCCGCGCCTACTTTTTCAACTACAAGCAGGATCTTTCCATCCTCGAAGGCTACGAATTTGACTGGGTGCTGTTCGACGAGCTCGTGCCGCTCCCTTTCCTCGAGACCGCCCGCTTCCGCCGCGGCAAGGGCCGGCGCTTGCGTATCCTCCTCGCTTTTACGCCAAAGACCGGATACACCGCGACCGTGGGGAGCCTGGTCGAAGGCGGGGCGATCGTTGAAACGCTTCCGGCTGTGCTGCTGTCGCCCGAGGTGGTGCACGTGCCCGGGTGCCCGCCTGGTCACATGCCCTACGTGATGCAGTGCCGGCGAAAGGCGGCGCGCGTGATGTGGTTTCACTGGGGCACGAACCCCTACGGCGCGCACGAGGAAATCCGCGGGACGGTCGAGGGCGAGGGCAGCGGTAAAATAAAAATGCGTTGCTACGGCTGGGTCGACCGGGTGACCGGCACGGCTTTCCCGCGCTACTGCCGGGCGCACAAGATGACCCGCGCGCAATTCAACGCGATTGCGGCGAGGGGTGGCACGCGTTACTTGTATTGTGATCCCGGATTCGACAAGAACTGGTTTTTGACCTGGATTTTCGTGACGCCCGCGGGGCATCGCATCCTTTATCGCGAGTGGCCGGATCTGCCGACCTTCGACGAGTGGGCGGTTTCCCCGAGCGAGGCCACCGAAAGCGACGGCGCGCGCAAATGGGACTGGCGGCCAGGCCCGGCGCAGCGCACTGAAGCGGGCGGCGGGATCAATCGTTACAAGCTGATGATTCTGGGCGCGGAGGGTCACGTGTGGCTCCCGGCTGAAAAGAAATGGAATAGCGCCAGCGCCGAGGTGATGCAGCGCCGGTGCATGGATTGCCGGCTGGGCGGCGAGCGCGTGCCGAATATGGACGAAGGCACGAGCATCATTGATCTGATGGCGGAAACTTCCATCGACGGCGAAGGCCATGTGTTGCCGCCGATGTATTGGGACGAAGCAAGCTCATGCGGCGTGGGCGAAGGTATCCAGCTCATTAATATGGCGCTCGCGTTCGACGACCGGCAACCGATCACGATGGAGAATTGCCCGAAATTCTACGTGGTCGACGACTGCGCGCAAAGTGACCTGGCGATGAGTGCGTATGTGGCGCCGCCGCAGACCAGCGAAAGGAATGCTCTCAAAGACCCCGTCGACTGCATCCGCTACACGCACAAAGACGCGTTCGGCCACGTCGAGGGCGATCTTTTCAAGGCCCGGCGGAGCACGTATTATTAACTTACTAAGATGCCCGATCCTCTTTCAGCCTCCCAGAAACCTGTCCTTCCCGCCAAAATGTACCTCCGCCGCAAAGAGGTGCTGGTGGCCGTCGGCGGCGCGGCCCAATTGGAAAACCTCGAGCGGGCCGGACGGCTTATCCCGATCACTCTGCCCGGGTATAAACTTCACCACTACACCCGGGCCGGCGTGCAGGCCGTGCTCGATGCCATGTGGCCCAATCCATGATCACCCACCAGGTCGAGAAATCCACGCCCGTCACGGCTGCCAAGAAAACGGCGCGAGGCAAATGCATCGTGTATCAGTGCCGCCGTGTGGCCGCGCGCGATCGCCACGTGTGCCACACCTGTCGGGATCGCATGTGGCGCGCGGCACACCCGGAACACCATTTGTGGAATAATCTGAAGAAGTCAGCGCGAAAACGCGGCGTGGAGTTCACCCTCACGGTGGACGAATTCAAAGAATTCTGCCGCGAGAATAACTTTGTCGCAAAGGTCGGCCGCGGGCCGGAAGACGCGACCGTGGATCGGCGCGACCCCCGCCAGGGCTACCACAAAGGCAATCTACGGGTGCTCTCCAACGTGGAGAATGCGACCATCGGTGGAAAACTGAGCTTCACGGGCCACCGCAACAAGGGCCAGGAGCACTTTGATTTTCAGGCGGTGATCGAGCCCGAACTTTCGACCGTATACAGCGAAAGCGAAAACCCGCTTTTCTAATTAGATACAAACATGAAGGCATCCGAACTAATCCAAAAACTAGAGGCATTGGTTGCCACGCACGGCGACCTGCCGGTGCAGATTTCCGAGCCCGGTCCATCGGCGAGCTACGACGATTTCAAGGTTGAGATTGTCGATCTCGGTCGCGGGAAGCGGTTCATCGACCTCGACCCATCCTGAATGAAAAATGAACCCTCACCCAAACCGACTGAACGAAGGACAGACTTTTCCACCTATGAAATTCCGCAAAAAGCCAATCGTCATCGAAGCGACCAACGTCGATTCGATTCTCCACTTCCTTCGCAAAGACCAGACGCCCGGCCCTGCTTGGCTTCAAGCAGCACTCGAAACCGGCGTCGTCACACTAACGAACGATTCGCTGTACGTTCGCACCTTGGAAGGGGTGATGAAGACAGACGCCGGGGACTGGATAATCCAAGGCGTGAAGGGCGAGTTGTACCCGTGCAAGCCAGACATCTTCGCCGCGACCTACGAGCCCGCCGCATAGGGGAACGAAAGGGCCCGAATTTTACCCATGAAAACAACTGAAGTCCCAGCCATCATCGACGAAGCCAAAGCGGCCGGCTGCGAGAACGCCGACCAAATCAACAGCTACCTCGCCGGTGAGGTTTCCCGGCTGCGCGGAAAGAACGCTGAGCAGGAAGAAATCCTATCGGACCTCTGCGACTATTTCGACGATGATGAGACCAACTCCGGGTGGGAATTGTACGAGAAAACCAGAGCCTGCCTTGGACGCACGATCTGACCGGAACGAAAAATGAGCGATAAACCAAAGTTTCCGCGGTCTGCCGGACTGGCCGTCGGCGAGGAGATTCTTTCGGCCCTCGCGCCGACCTGCACGCGCATCGAGATCGCCGGTTCCCTTCGCCGGGGCCGGGAGTTGGTCGGGGATGTTGAAATTATCTTCGTCCCGAAGATGGATTCGGTTCCCGTGGATTTTTTCGGTTCGCGGGAACTCGTCAGCCAGGCCGATGCGGTGATTGCTCGAATGCTCGAAAACGGGACGCTACGAAAGCGGCCCTCAAAGACCGGCGTGTTTTCGTGGGGCGACAAAAACAAGCTCGCGCTGCACCGCTCGGGTATGCCGGTGGACCTCTTTTCAACGACCGAGGAGTGTTGGTTTAACTACCTCGTGTGCCGCACGGGGCCTTCGGAATCCAACCTTGCGATCTGCAACGCAGCGATTGCGAAAGGCTGGAAGTGGACGCCTTACGGGATGGGATTCTACCGCCTCGGCTTCACCGAGAAAATGAACAGCGAGCGCGACGTGTTTGAGTTCGCTGGGCTGCCTTTCAACCCTCCCGGGAAACGCTAACCCCGGAACGAAAGGGAGACCATGGCCACCAAACTTGAAGAATGGAGCGTGCTTGAGGGCAGGACGCTTCTCCACATCGAAGCGCCTAACGGCGTCACAATCCTCTCCATGGCCAAGAAGCGCCGCGAAGAGGCTGAATTGGTGGCTCTGATGCCGGCTACACTCAACGCGCTTTTCGCATGGCGCAGCGCGGAGGTTCATAGGGCCGCGCTGGTCATCGGGGCGCGAGAAGGTGACATGCCGGCAGCGATCGAAGCTCTCGATAAGGCCGCAACCGCGTTGCGCGTGCTCACCGACAGGCTCCACGACAAGGCGGCCAAATTCTAATCGAACGAATCATGGACCCAAAAATCACAGCCATAATCGACGCCGCCGTTGAAGTCGCGACGTTTTCCAAAACGCACGAGTGGCCACAGAATCACTCGCCCGAGTTCAGCGACTTCGCGAACAAGCTGGACCGGCTGGCGACGGCGATTAACGCGCAGTACCCAAGCTTCAACCGCAACATCCAGACCGCTCGCCACGGCAACGACTGACCCGGCGAACGAAAGCGATGCGCCACGCCGGTTCACCCCCGTTTTTCCGCCAACTTTCCGACAACTCCCGAATTCTAGCAATGAGCAGCCACCAAATGAAACTTTACCGCTCCTTCCTTGCCATCCCGATCACGTGCACGGTTGTTGCCCTGGTGGGTGCGCTCGCGTTCTACAACGCGCACACGACGCCGCCCACGCCGCTCGAAGTGCAAAGGGCCGTGATCGCTGAATATATTGAGCGGCTGGATCCTGGCCTGCGGGCGCTGCGGCGCTGTATTGAGCGCGCGCGAGTTCTCGATCGCGCGCTGACCGACGAAGAGATCACGCAAATCTATACGGAGGTTCACGGGAAGCGTCTGCATCCTTGACGACGTGTTTTCGCGATTCATGCACGATTTCCGCATGAGCACTTACGGCGAGTCGGATATCGAAGAACTCAAGGCCGCCCGGAATGACTTGGAGGAGATCGTCGGCAACATGGGCGATCTCTGGGCGCGCCAGTCCCGCGCGCACGAGGTGCGGCACAATGTGTGGGACGGCCAGCACGAGGACGGCCGCAAGCACGGCGCCAATGGTGAAATCGCCATGCCGTTCGAGGGCGCGAGCGATGCGCGGATCCCCCTGGTCGATGGCATCATCAACGACAAGGTGGCGATGTGCAGCACGGCCTTTCTCCGCGCCGAAGTGCAATCCACGCCGATTGAACCGGGCGACACCGCCCAGGCCGCGAGCGTCTCGACGCTCTTGCGGTGGTTGCGGCGCGTCCCGATGCGCGAGGAGTTGGGCAACGAAATCCCGCTCGCCGCGCAGCATATGTTTGGCGACGACCCGGCGCTGGCGGTCGTGGCGGTCGACTGGCTCCAGGATACCAAGCTCGTGCGCACGCCGGTCTCGTTCGACGACCTGGCGGCCATGTATGCCACCGGCGCGCCGACGCCGGAAGAGGCGGATCCCGAACTGATGGAGCCGGAAATGCTCGCCGATTTCATCGACGTGATGACGAACAAGGACCGCGAGCGCGAGGCCCTGGGCTGGCTCAGCAACGCGTTCCCGAGTGTCACCAAGCGGGCACTACGGCGTTTGCTGCGCGACTTGCGCAAGGATGGCGCGGCCGACGTGCCGCTCCCCAAGATTCGCGAGAACCGGCCGTCGGTGACGGTGGTGCGGTATGGGGAAGACGTGTTCTTTCCGGTCGGGACGCATGATATTCAGCGCGCGCGGCGCGTGCACCGGCGCGAATGGCTGAGCGAGGAGGAATTGCTCGAGCGCGTGGCGACGCAGGGCTGGGATCCCGATGAGGTGCAGGAAATCATTGCGCGCGGCCGCGGCCAGACCGTCGTCGACGGCACCGCTTTCCGTTTCTCGGATACACGCGGCGGCGGGAGTTTGTCGGGACCGGCCCAAGCGGTGAACGAGACCGACCACCTGTTTGAAATCTGGTGGAGCTACGAACGGCGCGCCGATGAGCTCGGGATCTCCGGCATCTACCAGGTCGTCTGGAATTCCGTCTGCAAATCGAGTTGGTTGTGGGCGGGGTTGAGCGACCTCCAGCACGGCCGTTATCCTTTCGTCATGCGCAAGCGCGAAGTCCTGGGCCGGCAGGCGACCGATTCGCGCGGCCTCTCCCGTCCCCTGGCGACGCACCAGCAGGAAATCAAAGTGCAGCGCGACGCGCGGTCGAATAATACGCAGATGATCGCCAGTCCGCCGATGAAACGAAAGCTCCTGGCGGGCGCCGCCGACCTGGTGCTCGGCCCCAACGCCGACGTGCCAGTGCAAAAGACCGATGACTTTGAACTCATCACCATGCCGACGCTGACCAATGCGAGCATGGAGATGGAGAAAACGACGCGCGAGGAAGCCAACCACTACGCCGCGATCCTCACGGTCGACGCCGATCCGAATCGCACGTTCATGATCACCCAGGCGGAGGCGGATAATTTCAACGGGCTGTGGTGCTCCGCGTTCGAACAAGTCCTCATGCTCTGCCAGCAATTCTACTCGCCGGAAGAGTTGGCTCTCATCACCGGCTCCGACGATCAGCCGCTCGGCATGGGACCGGATGACATTGCCGGCCGCTGGAATATCGCGCTCGAAATCGACGCGCGCGACCTGAACATGGAGTTCGTGATTAAGAAACTGGATACCTACAACAAACTCCTTTCCCTCGATCCGCAGGGGGTCATCGACCGGACGCAGGCGCCGGCCTGGGGCGCGGCCGCTCTCTTCCCAGGCATGTCCGGCCGGCTGATCCAGCCGATGCAGAAAGTCACCCAACGCCTGATCGAAGAAGAGCAGGGCAACGTTGCCAAAATGGCGATCGGCATTGAGCCACGCATGTCCGAGGACGGGATCGACGCGCCGCAGACCCGGCTGCAGGCGATGTTCGACACCGTGGGCAACAGCCCGCGGCTCGCCCTGGCCTACGGGCAGGATCCGGAATTTCGGGCGCTCTTGGAGAACCGGCAAAAGTTCCTCATGCAGCAATACACGCAACAAGTCATCACGCCCCAGGCCGGCCGGCTCGGGACAAAACCGCTCCAGGGTAACGGCCAACCGCCGGCCGGCGCGCCGACCGGGGCACCGCCCTCGACCCCGCCATAAAAAA